GTTTCAGTTGGAGTTTTGGCTTCCGCTTCAACATTATCTACTGCTTCACTCTGTATATCTTCTACACTATCTGTTATCGTACTTTCGTCTATATTAGAAATTTCAACATTTTCTTCTACTTCTGCTGATGATTCTTGGGAATCAGCGTCCACTACTATATTACTCATAATTGTCTATCTCCTCCGCCCTCTTGGGGTTATGAAGTTATTAAAATGGTGGAGCTATAAATCCAGTTCTTCCACCGCTCGTTTAGTCGTATCTTCTAAGCTTATTATCTGCCTTAGAATTGACAACTGACCCTTAGCGAACCAAAGGTCTTTTTTAGACTCTATCGAATCTAATTTATTGTAGATTTCTTCGAGATTACTTAGCTCTTTAACTAAGTCTCGCCAACCATCCTGCTCAATTAAATCTATTCTATCTTTATAGAATTGTTTAGTTTGGTCGTCTACTATTTCGTCTTGCGTTTGCATAATTTAAAGCTGTCTCTGATTTAAGGTGTTCTATTTCAGGTATATTTCTATATGTCTCTGAATCTTTATTGTCTATATCAGCTCTCATCTTTTCAATCTCTGCTAATTTCTTCTGTAAGCCCACAATTCTCTCTTGTAAGTCTAACTCATTTTGAGGTTGTGATTTTCCTGCATCTGCTTGATGCTTGATAGCTTTAGCCTGTTCTTCCTGTGCTTCTGCTAATGTCTTTTGTATCTCAGCTTTCTTCTGCTCTAAATCTAACTGCATAGCCAACTGTTGCATTTGCTGTTGCTCAGGATTAGGTTGCATACCTTGCATAAGCGACTGTACCACTTGGTCTCTATTATGGATACTAGAGTTCTGGAAGACTGCTAACAACAGGGTATTGAAAGCGGGAGAGTCTTTCGGAATTGACTGGAGCATTTGTACCATTTGCTGCATTTCGAGCTCTTTAGCCATAATACCCATAGTAGAGTAGGGTACGAATTTATAATCTGTCACTGGATATCTTTCGACATCGAATTGTATCTTCCTCCACATACTCTTATTTATCATCGGTATGAGGAATGTATTTTGGAAATTCATTAATGTACGCTTCTGCCTCTTAATTGAAGCAGATTGAATCATTGACATACCACTAGATGTGGCTCTGTCAGGGACTCCCATATCAGCAGAACCAGTTCCCATTTGAATCATATTCTGCAATGAAGCGACCTGATTGTAGGTATGTTGGTCTGTAGTTCCTAGATTTAAAGGCATAATCGCCTGTCTAGGGTCTCCGTTAGTAAGAATGGTCTTACCGGGACGAACCTCTAGTTTTATACCTCTTGGTAGTCTAGTAGCATCTGCGGCTACCATTGGAGTTGTAGTTAATGCTAGAGAATCAATTCTAGCTCTCATTTCAGCATCTAGAGCTTTCTGAGGGTTATATCCCTTTTCGCAGACTCCTCGACCCCAAAACTTGTTTGGGACGATGTCGTGCTGATAACTTACGAAAGGTCTGTCGACCATCATAAATGGATTCTCTTCCGCTCTTAAAATGTGCTCATCATTAGCTATTGTAACGACAGCTTCAACTAGCTCATCTTCATCGTACTCAAAATCATCCATATCTACCTTAGCATTTAGGAATTTTCTAGGTACTTTACCCCAATACTCACAAATCTTAATTTGGTCTGAAGCGTCAGTTTGTATATATTCAGGGTCATAACCTACCTGAACTACATCAGAATCAGGATGTATGTCAACATCTCTATATACACCTTTAGCCATACCTTCAGAGAGGATATAACGTGGTTTATATACTTCGTGGGCGACACCTAAAGATTCATTTATGCTATTAGCACTAGGGTCGATAAGAAATTCTTTTGGAGAGACTGCTTCTACTCTTACTTCTACACTCGTATAATCTTCTATCTCTCTCGATGTAGTGAGTGTACCTTCTACTGGTACTTCGACAGGTCTCCTCTCAACCTTCTCTTCTGTGATTATTTTAGCAATTCCTGTGCCATATACCGCACCATTTAGAAATACTTCACAGATAGCATCTTTTGCTCCTGAACCTTCTAAATCTTCTTGTAGTAGATTTCTGATGTATTCTACATCTTGTTTATCTTGGTCCAAATGGTCATCTTGGATATCGAACCAACGCCCTCTGCCAAATGTAGCCTCTTCGAGCTCTGCGACACTAGCTTCTACTGCTTGTTGTAGAGCAGGGGTTATAATTTTAGATTTTTCTGAGAGACGATTCCTATCTTCTACAGTCCACATACCACGCCATAAGCGGTAATATTCATCCCAAGATTTGAGATAGTTGTTATCTCTATGATTTCGCCATTTTTCTAGGCGACCTGAAAGCCATCCTGATAGTGCTTGATAGCTATTTTCTGATGTATATTCTTTTGCCATTAATATCCTGCTATTTCATCTATAGGTTTCCAATCTTCTTCTAGTTCGATAGTGTGCATAAAATCTGCTACACTAACTTGGTCTATATAGGCAAGACTATCCACCATATCATCGAAAGTCCCTTTAGTCGGAAATTCTAATAATTGTGACTCAAAATCTCTATTCCAAGCACCCTTATTAAACTTAATCTTTCCGTGTTCTAACCTACCTTGAAGAGACCAAGTGATTCTATCAGCCTTCTTCTTGCCTCCGTGAGTTACATCTGTAATCACAACCCACCTACTCTGAGACCTCATTTCGTCTTCCAGATAAGGCATTATGGCATTTTTTAGTGCACCGGATTCAATTCCTACAATAGTTGCCTGATTTTCAATCGCAGTCTGTAGTATCTTAGCACTTGTCTCTTTAATACCCCACCTACCGTGAAGTATATCTTTGACCCACCACTCATCATTACAGATTTTAACGATAGATATCGCAGTTTCATCGAGTTTAGAACCTTTGAGACCACGCTCCTTCTCCACTCTCTCAAATCCTGCAGGGTCGACTGCAATGACATAATTACCCTCTTTAGGCTCTTCTGTATCATATTTTATCCATTCCGGTTTAAATATACCGCCTGTAAAGGATACAAAACTAGCCTCAAATTCCTGCCTGAAAGCTTGTGTAGACATAGTATCACGAGCCGTCTTAATCTCTTCAGGGTCGAGGATAGGATTATCTACTGAAGTATATTGAAATGCCTCCCAATCTTCCTTCTTCTTATCTCTAGCCTCTTGCCATATGTCATAGAAGTGATTCTTTCCAGCAGGTGTACCTATAAATAATGCACCACCTTTCACATCTGCAAGTGTAGGTCTTATAATCTGTTCCCAAACTTCGACCTTCATACTCGCATATTCATCTAGGACGACATATGCTAGACCTATTCCCCTCAAGGTATCGGGTCTATCCGAACCTTTCAAGCTAATCTTTCTACCATTGACCAGAGTCATAGTAGCTGTATTCTCGTGGGTCTGTTCTATCAGCTCAGTGCCCTCTAAGAGCTCTTTGAGCATATTCCACATAATATCTTTAGCCTGTTGGAAGGTAGGACCTATATAGAAGACATCCTTATCTTCCGACTGCAAGGCTTGAATTATAAGTATCCAAGCTGCTAATCTAGATTTACCAAAGCGTCTCCCCGCACTTACGACTTTAAATCTGGCTGGGCTATTAAAGATTTCTAGTTGAGCCGGATGTAACTTAACATCTAGCTCTCTAGCCATCAGTACCTAATTTTACTAGTGTTTCATCTACTCTGGAATCATCTATTATTACACCTTCTTCATAATCTAAGGGTTTTTTAGTATCCTCTTCAATTACTTTTTCTGCTAGACCACCAACATTGATAATGACATTACCTTTACCTTCCTGTGACCTTAACTCTACTGCCTTAGTTGTCGGTAAGATTCTATCCATACACATTTTAAGACAAGTCCTGTCACCTTCGAGTGCCATATCAATCACTTTCTTGACAATCTCTGGTCCTTTTGTAGACATCAACTCTCTACTAAGGGCTGTAAATTTGTTTACACTACCTTTAGGTCTTCCCTTCGGGTTCAAAATCACACCCGGTTTTAATATGGGATTCCCTTTATTTAATCTTCTCTTATCATCTGGTCTCATCTTCAGCTCCTTTAGTTAAATCTTTAGTTAAGAAGCCTAAGTGATAACAATAATAA